TTTGCTTTAGCGCAAAACAGCGGATATGACATGGACGTTTTTGACAAGGCCGTAAGCCGGTACTTTGCTACCCGTGGTTTTGACTTCTCTCCGTCCCAGTGGGACCCGGATAAGATGAAGTTTACCTCTACCAACTTTGGCAACGACGGCCCTGCCGGGGCTACCGACGGCAGTATTTCTACCGATCCTAGCGGCAACCCTATATTTAACGTTAAATCTAAACGGGTAGGCCAGCCTAACTACGATATCAAAGCTGATGGAGATACCGAAACTGATGGAATTACCAGCGTCATTCCTCCTCGCTTAACGCTAGATGACATCCGGGTCGCGGGCCGTCCTTTGATGACTGCGGAAGAAAGACAGCAGTATTTGCCCTCGCAAGAACGTCGCTGGTGGGAAGTGGAGCAACGTCCCGCTTATTCCCCTACCCCCGGTCCAATGCTAAATTTTGATAAGCTACCACCTATAACACCCCAGCCAGAGGCAGAGGCAGAGGCACAGCCGAGAGCTTTAAGCACTCAAGAAACTATTGCAAACATTATCAACACGTCTCCCCGGGGAGAGATCGCGGCCCAGCGTATTACTGACTATGCCGCATCACAAGGTTTGTCTCGTCAAGACATTGCGGGTGCTTTGACTCCGGATATTACCGCAAAGTTTGGTATTAGCGGTCCGGTGTCCGCGAACCAAGTAGGGCAATACTTAACCCGAACAAATATGTCCATTGATCCCTTATCGCGGATCTCGGACCCAAACAGACAGCTAGAGTATTTAGCTTCGGACCAAGGTGCAGTAGGCAAAGGTGATTACACCCAAGAGGAACGTGCTTTTCGTATAGCGGATGAAGCGCGTAGGCAAGGTTTAGATATGAATGAAGTATCCGAAAGATTAGGTATAAATTTGACAGGATTTGCTAACGGTGGCGAAGCTGGCGGCATAGGATCTATGCTTTATGGTCTAGGTGAGCGTTTTCAGGATCTTTTCAAGCCTTCTGGCCAGAAAGCTCTAGAAAGCATGACGACCGATGATCTGGAAAATATGACTATCCAGCAGGCTAAGAGTGCTATGGAGACTTACGAGCGCATGATGAAAGAGGCCGGTAATGATCAAGAAGCCATACGACGAGCACAGATGATTTACAAAGCTGAGACAGATAACATTTCTGACGATACGATGATGAAAGCGGTAGAAGAACTGCGCATTGATCGTAATCGTACAGGGACGGCCCCCTTTGCGCAGGGCGGGATTGTGGACGATCGGACCACGGCCCTGAATCAGCGTTACGGCGGATTAGGTTCTATGACCAACCAGATGGGCGGCATGATCAATAGTGACATGGTGTCTTCAATTGACCGCATTATGGAGCGTCAAAGGGGTTAAATATGGCAGAGAATAATCGCCCAATGGCTTCTCTGATGGATAGGTCTTCTGACGATCCTATGCTGATTGATGCAGAAGATGACATTGAAATAGAGTCTCCCGGCACGTTAATGATGTCGGGCACTGCTCCAGAAGGCATCGAGATTGAGATAGATGAGGAAGGCGGGGCAATCATTGATTTTGACCCTACTGCCGCAAATGTTGATGAGGGCGATTTTTATCGTAATCTGGCCGAAGAACTATCAAATTCTGACTTGGGAGTCATTTCTAACGAGCTACTGGCTGAGTATGATTCCTGCAAATCTTCTCGACATGATTGGGAAGAAACGTATTCCAAAGGTTTGGAGCTACTTGGTTTTACTTACAAAGAAAAAACCGAGCCTTTCCGGGGAGCCACGGGTGTAACCCACCCGGTTCTAGCTGAAGCCGCTACGCAGTTTCAGGCACAAGCGTTTAATGAGCTCTTGCCTGCTGGGGGCCCCGTGCGCACTGCCGTTATGGGTGCTCCAGATAAAGAGAAGTCCGACCAAGCCAATCGCGTCAAGGAGTTTATGAACTACTACTTGACTAACGTGATGGAAGAATACACACCTGAGTTTGATCAGATGCTGTTTTACTTGCCCTTGGCCGGTTCTGCTTTCAAAAAGATTTACTATGATGAGGCTTTGGAACGAGCCGTAAGTACGTTTGTTCCTGCAGAAAACCTTATCGTTCCTTACGAAGCGACTAATCTAGAAACGTCGCCTTTGATTGCTCAAATTGTACCGATGTCCGCGAATGATTTGCGGAAAAGACAGGTTGCGGGGTTCTATTTAGATATACCCGTTACCCCTGCACAGGAAGAAACGAACGACATAACCCAAGAAATTGATAAAATTCAAGGGGTTACACCATCCACGATCAATTATGACTGCACTTTGTTAGAGTTCCACGTGGAACTTGATCTTCCCGGCTTTGAAGACACCGGAGAAGACGACGAAATGACAGGGATAAAACTGCCGTATATTGTGACAATTAGCCAAGATAATGGCCAGATTCTCGCAATTAGGCGGAATTATCGTGAAGATGATCCTATGCGCAATAAGATTCAATACTTTGTGCATTACAAGTTTCTTCCCGGGCTCGGCTTTTATGGCCTCGGCCTAATCCATACAATTGGCGGCCTATCTCGCACGGCTACAGCGGCTTTAAGACAGCTTATTGATGCAGGCACGTTGTCCAACTTACCGGCGGGCTTTAAAGCCCGGGGTCTTCGCATACGTGAAGACAGCGAACCACTCCAGCCCGGTGAGTTTAGAGATGTCGATGCGCCGGGAGGAGCCATACGTGACAGTTTGATGCCGTTGCCTTTCAAAGGCCCGGACAATACGCTGTTTAACTTGCTTGGTTTTGTTGTGGGTGCGGCACAAAGGTTTGCCACCATTACCGATCTGAAGGTTGGCGATGGTAATCAGCAAGCCGCGGTAGGCACCACAGTAGCTATGTTGGAACAAGGGACTCGTGTAATGAGTGCCATCCACAAGCGTCTGCACTATGCCATGCGCATAGAGTTCAAGCTATTAGCCAGAGTGATGGCCGATTACTTGCCGCAGGAATACCCGTATTCTGTGGCCGGTGGTGACCAAAGCATCATGGCGGCAGACTTTGATGACCGTGTGGACGTTGTTCCCGTATCTAATCCAAACATATTCTCTCAAGCCCAGCGCATTGCTTTAGCACAATCTCAGCTAGAGATGGCCATGCAGGCCCCGCAGTTGCACAACCAGCATGAAGCTTTCCGTCGTATGTACGAGGCTCTTGGGGTTAGGGACATTGACAAGATTCTACAGGCTCCTCCAGAGCAAGAGCCTGTGCCTAAAGATCCGGCGCAAGAGCACATCGACGTGCTTGATAACATTGGTTTGAAAGCCTTTGAGGGTCAGGACCACGATGCCCATATCATGGCGCATTTGACGTTTATGGCCTCTGGGGTAGTTCAAAGCACCGTTGGGTTAGCTGTAGCTCTGCAGAAGCACGTTTTAGAGCACATAAAGCTTAAAGCCAGAGAACAAGTGGCTATGGCCTTTATGCAACAAAACGGTAACCAGCAGGTTACTGAAGAGCAGATGCTTGATATTGAGACACAGACCGCACAACTGATCGCACAGGAAATGCAGAATGTTCGCCAAATGAGCCAGCAGATTATGGGCGGTGGACAGGGTGGTGATCCGTTGATCGCGCTTAAAGAGCAGGAGCTCAATATTAAAGCACAGGCTACCGAGGCTGACATAGCTGAAGGACAGCAGAAACTGGATCTTGAGAGGCAGAAGATGGCTCAGAGAGACAGGCAGTTTGATGATCGTCTGCAGAGTCAAGAACAGCTATCCAGAGAAAAGATACAAGCATCAACCCAGCGCGAGATTATGCGCAATCAAAACAGAGGGCAATAGAATGAGTTCTGTAAAAATAGTAACTGGCACCGTTGAAGCTCCTGCGGCTAAGAACTATGCCGATATAAAAGGTCAGGGCAAAATACCATACGCCAAGACAACCGACGAAAAGACCCCGAGCATTGGTGAAGGCACCATGTTTAAGGGTAAAAAGCGCGGCATGGGCGCGGCAGAGCGTGGCGGCAAGTATAGTTCTTGTTAAGTTATGCCACTAAAAACAGGTAAAGGTCAAAAGACCATTAGCTCCAACATAAGTAAGTTGCGGGATGAGGGCTATAAGCAGGATCAAGCAGTCGCTATAGCTCTTAGCAAGGCAGGGAAGTCGCCGAAGAAGATGTCACAGGGAGGTCCGGTAAAAGGATTTAGCCCGATAGTTCGGGTAAAACAACGGTTTCAAGGAATTTTTTGAACGCGATTTGCTTTTTCTGAGAAAAAAGCATGATAGAAGTTGTAGCCGCTTTGAGCGCGGCAAATGCCGCTTTTAGTGCCCTCAAAGCTGGCGTAGATAAGGGCAAAGAACTGCATGAAATGGCAGGCACTTTATCTAAGTTTTTTGAGGCAAATGAGCAGATATCAGAAGCCAGCATTGAAAATAAGGAGGTTTCTACAACTGCTAAATTAGTTGCGGGTAAGAGTATTGAGCAACAGGCACTTGAGATTTCTCTGGCTAAAAAACGAGCCGCTACGTTAGAGAAAGAGCTTCGAGAGTATCTGATTTATACCGGTCAAGGTGACTTTTACCGGGATATGCTTAAACAACGCAGAATATTGAAACAGCGTAAGTTAGAGGCGGCAAGAGCCGCCGCGAAGCGTAAAAGCGACATGACAGACATAGCGGTTGCCGTAGTTGGTATGTGTATAGTTGTTGGAGCTTTGACACTAATGGTTAAAATTTTTACTGAGTTAGGGTAGGAACACGTTATGGCCGTAGCAAAAAAGAAAGTCGCAAAAAAGAAAGTAGCCAAGAAAAAAGGGGCTAGATTACCATCCGCCCAGCAACGTATGGAGCTTCACGAGACTGAGTGCGCTTTGCGCTACAAGGCCATTGAAGAGCGACTTGAATCGGGTAGCCAGAAGTTTGACAAACTTGAAAGGCTGGTTTGGGGCCTATATCCTTTTGTAATTTTCTTATATGCGGTTGAAAAGTTTGGGGCTTCATGATGAAACTTGACCCGGTTCTTCTAAACACTGCCCGTAGGTACTCCATGCTGGCCTACGATGATGCTATCCCCGATGCCATAAAAATAGAATCCAAGCTAACCTCCACCACAGCGTATTTCGCGCAACGTAAATCCATAGACATAATAGCCTTCAGAGGCACTCAGCAGGGCCGAGATTGGCTTACTGATGCTTTTGTCGTGCCTGTGCCCTATGCGGGAAGACTTTGCCATGGCGGCTTTACGCTGGCCCATAAGAGTGTCTGGAAACAGATAGTGCCTATGATAGATTGGAACAAACGGACTCTTATCTGTGGCCACAGTTTAGGTGGTGCGCTGGCCGAGTTGTCATGTGCCAAGATCCACAAAAAACACCCGAATTTAAATCTAGTCACTTTTGGCAAGCCAAACACCTTTTTTAAGGGCTTTAAACGCCCCATGGAGCTCGACAAACAGATTTCAGTGGTTCAGGGTAGCGATATGGTAGCAAGGGTGCCACGGCTTTGCTACGGCCCGAGCGTGAGCCAAACAATGCTTTACTTTGCAAACACCGGGGATGATTGGATTGACCCGGATGCTTATTTTCGTAAAAACGACAGGAGCATAAGAGACGCTATTTCTGATCATATGATGGATGGATACGCAGAAAGACTGAAACAGTTCTTAAAAAACCAAGGAAAGAAATGATGAGAATATTACTTTGTACGATTGTTTTGCTTTGTGCTGGATGTACTTCGGTAGAACAGGTGATGGAAAACAAAGAGTTGTATTGTTCTGGGGTTTACAAAGGCACTAGGGCCGTGGGCAGGTCAATCCTGTCTGCTACTACAGGGGTTGTTGTCCCTGACGTTTGCGACAC